GGTGTCCCATTACCCAATCAGGTCATAGGCCACCTGGATGACCGCGAGCGACGTGTCGCCGAAGATCTGGATTTCGACCGTCGCCGTCCATTGCAGCCCGGCCATGGCGCCCATCATCCAGGCGCAGTCGGAGGACGTGAGTTCCCACACGACCGCCGGGGTGCCGGACGATGGCCGTCGCATCCCGACCGAAACGGGTTGCGCCGTCGCGTTGTTCAGGTGTTCCTGGACTGCCTTCGCGATTGATTCAAGGGTGACTGGCATCAGCGGCCCGTCCTTGCGAGCTTCGCGAGCTCTTTGTGGGCCTCAACAAGCGTTTGGTCGGACAGGAGTTTGGTGATTTGACCGAGCCTGCTCCGTGCGAACGCGAACGAAATGTATCGCCCGGTGATCCTCCGCTTGGCGGTCTTGTGCCGGAAGCCGTTCTCCAAAAGGTGCCAAATGCGCTGCCGACCCTTGGCAGCGGCCTTGGCCTTCCGGCCGTATTGAACACCGATCCGGCCTCGGATCGGTGCGGACGGGCCCGATCCAGCACGTCGCACGTCGAATTCGGTTGCGACCGAGACTGCGAGTCGGTGCTTTGCGCCCGGCCCCTTGAACGTCGCACGAAGCCAACGGGCCGCCAGCTCTTGGGCGAACGGCTTCAGCACCTTCCGAAACGCCCGCTTGCGGACGTTCTCATTCAGGTTCGGCGGCAACTTCGAGAGCGCCTGGCGCACAGCTGCGTCGCGAATGGTGATCTTCAGCCGGTCGGGCTGCGTCGGGCGCTTCAGGAAACCGAGCCGGATCACAATTCCACCTCCACGGCGACGATCTCAAGGGTCCGCTGCCGCTGATCCCGGTCGGTGCACGACCGGACGTTGAGGTACCTCACGGTTCCTCGGTCGGTCCACAGGAGCCGCGAGCGGGTGCTGACGTTCGGGTGCCAGGCCGCGAGCAGTCGGTAGGTCGTCTGGATCGCCGGGCCGCCGTCATCCACCGACTCGGTGGTGTCCATCTGCTCGATGTGAGCCGGTACGGCCGCCACCGACAGCCAGGCTTCCGAGTTCTGCCCGAGCGAATCCACCGTGACGGTGGGATTCTGCACCGTCAGCATCTGGCGCATCATGCCTCGGGGGACGTGGTTCACCCAATGCCCTTCCCCATCATGGCAGAGATCCGATCGAAGTAGTCGCTCGACAGCGGGACGGTGTCATCTCCCCGCGACTGGACGTGCTGCGCGACCCGTTGGAGCAGCATCATTTCGAGCAGCGGATTGAGCGTATTGCTCCCGGCCGAGATTCTCAGGTTCGCCGGGTACTCGACTCCGGCCGCCGTATCGAGGCTCGCGTAGGTGATCCCGTTGATTTCCTGAAGGTTGAGAATCTGATACAGGCCGCCGCCAAGAGCAAGCTCGCACAGCGTCACCGGCTGCCGTTCGAGCCGGATGAGCTTTTCCTCGTTCGCCGGTTCAACCGGGACGTACTGGAACCGGGTGACCGGATCGACGCACCATCCCGTCCGCTCCTCAAGCTCCCTGACGGCGGCTTCCCATGCGATCTGGATTGCAGGATCGTCCGCCGTGTGCGGGATCCTTGCCCATGCCCTGAACTTGGCGACATCGATTGGCATTCCAACTCCAGGAAGCCGGGGGGTCCGGCCGTCGAGCCGGACCCCCCTGCCGATGGGAGGTCAGTATCAGGCGTTGGTGACCTGGAGCTGCACCAGGCTCTTCACGCGGGTGAAGGCCGAGTTGGCGAACGCCATGCCCTGGAAGATCACGCGGGCGCTCGACGCCGCCGTGAGCTCGTCGCGGATCATGCCGACGCCGCCCCACTCGCGGACCGAGAAGCCCTCGGAAATGTTGCCGAGGACCGCGACCACGTTCTTGCCGGTGCTCGCCGTCGCGACGTGCGCCGGGAGGTACTCGGTCACGTACACGGGCAGACCGAGCAGCGTGAACTGGGCACCCGTCGCCATGCCGGCGTCGGCGCTCGGGACGAAGAGCGGCACGTTGTTCGCCGTCAGGCCCGCCAGCGTCGCGTAGGCGTCCTGCGGGAAGATCCAGGCCGCCGATCCCCAGTACGCCGCGGGAAGCTTGCTGTACCGCATCTCGGTCAGCTTGGCGAGCGTGACGCCTGCTGCGACCGCGAGCGCACGGGTGGTGCCCGTGCTCGTCGCCGTCGTGATGTTTACGTTCGCGTTGACCGTGAAGATCCCGGTCGGGGCGTTGGTGCCGGAGCCGCCGACGTAGCCCCATTCGAGGTTCTTGGCGAGCTGGCGCTGGAGCGAATCCATCACCTCCGCCTCAACGTCGAAGTTGGCCTGGCGGATCAGTTGCTGCGAGACCTGGGTGAACGGGATGCACGGCACCGGAGCGATCGGCACCTCGACAAAGGCCGGGTCGATCGACGTGCGGGCCGTCGTCGCGGTATCGGCCTGCGTCCAGGCCGAGGTGTAGTCGGCCGTGGCGAGCGAGTTGTACCGGAGCGTCGGGTAGCCCTGGACGCCCGTGCGGAGGTCGGCCAGGTTGCGGACCACCGTATTCGCGGAGAGGTACTTGAGAATGCCGTCCTCGTAGAGCTTGGGGATCATCACCGAGCTCGACGAGGTGGTGATGATCTCGCGCTGTTCCGGCGCCCGGCCGCCCTTCATGTAGCCGAGGAACTGCTCGCGGTACTCGGGGCTCGCCCGCCACTCGACCGCCTGTTCGCGCTTCTCGGCGACGATCTTCGAGGTCGCGGCATGGCTTGCGAACTTCTCGCGGAGCTCGGCGGCAGACCGCTTCTGGTTCAGGTCCTTCAGCTCGTCGAGCAGCTCGTTGGCACGGGCCTCCTGCTCGGCGGAAATCTGATCGACGGCGAGAATGCCGTTCACCTCGGTCTCGATGGCCTTGCGGCGCTCAATGATCTCGGACTGCTTCATGTGTGGAGCCTCAGTCGCAGACGAAGCCGGGCTAGCGCCGGGCTGTAGGTGCGGGCTTCGGCGAGCGTCTGCGGGTACGCGCCGTTTTGGACAATGGACACTTCGCGGAGATCGACTTCGCGAAGAGTGCGCTCGGACCCGTTCCAGGTGTCCGAGCGGACGAAGAAACCGAAGGACATCTCGGTGAGGACGCCGGCCTCGACGAGCGCCCGCACGTCGCGGGCTCGTTGGGTGTCCGGGAGATCGACCGAGAAAGCGAGCCCACGTTCGTCGCTTTCGAGCTTGAGCAGCCCGCTCCGGGTGTTGGCGACGAGCTCGCGTCGGTCGTGTCCGACGAGGAGTTCGACGTTTTGCTCGAGGCTTTTGTCGAAGGCGCCGCGGGCGACCCGTTCGACGAACGGCTTGCCGTTGTTGACGTTCCGCACGACGAGCGGGTGGCTCGGTGCGTCGTACACCGCGGCGTATCCGCCGAGCTTGCCGCTGTCGCGGACGATCGTCGCCGTGCGGAGTTCAAGCATCGGCTTCGTCCTCCGTTTCCTCGTTGTCCGGGCCGACGGCCGAAGGTGCGCCACCTGGCATGGACACCTTCGGCTCGTCGAGCCCGGCGACGGGCGGCAACCCGAGGTAATGCCGGGCGTCGTTGGGGGACATCACTCCGGCGAGCACGAGCTTCGAGAACGCCATCCCCTGGTCCCTGAGGTTCCCTCGGGTGATCGGGGTGGTGTCGATGCGAACGTGCTCGCCGGGGCGGCAGAGCTTCCGCGTGAGCTCCGACTCCCAGGCGGAAGCCCATGCCGCGATGGCGCCGTCGGCGTAGGCCCGTGCCGTTTCGGCCTGGCTTGAAAGCGCCCCGCCGCCCTGCTGAAACAGCATCTCGGGCGGGACGCCGAACGCACGGGCAATTTCCTGCACCGAGAACCGCCGGGAATCGAGCATCGAGCTTGAGGTCTCCTGGCTGATCTTCTCGGCGGTCATCCCTTCGCGCAGGATGAGCGGCCGCGAAGCACCGTCGGCCGTCGCATGCATGTTCATCCAGGCGTCCCGGATGGCCTGCACCGTCTGGTCGCTCATGGCGCCGGGGTGCTTGATGGCGACCTTGCCCATGCTGCCCGTCTTGACGAGCGCATGGTGGGCGCCGTTCTCGTCGGCCGCAAGCTGCATGGCCTGCCGGGCCGATTCAATCGGCGACCGGAACCACACCGGATTCAGGTAATCCGGGTAACAGCCGACGTGCAGCACCTGGTCGGCCGCGAGCTGGACGTTGCCGATCCGGTAGATCGGGCCATCGTCAGTCGCTTCGCCGGTCAAGGCGTCAGCTGGTACCGGCTGAAGCTCGGCCACAGAGCCGTCGGCGGCCCGCTTGATGATGGCGATGCCGTTGCCGTGCGTCAGGGCGACGGCCGTCGTGTACCGCCGGAACTCATAGCCAGACTGCCACCGGCTCGCGTCCCGGTTCATCAGGCCGGCCACGGGGTGATCCCGGATCGCCTGGTTCTCCGAGTCGTACACCGTGACCGGCAGACGTGCGATGTCAGCCGAGATCAGGTTCGTCGCCCGGACCACCGCCGGGATGGCGTCGGCTGGCGACGTGACGATCGGCTCGGGCCGCGTATAGATCGCGACGCCTGACTTGAAGCCGAAGAACCGTGAGAAGAGGCCCACGGTCGCATAGAACACAAGTGCCCCGAGCCGTCAACCCATAATCCGGCAAACACGGACTATCCAAGCGGGCAATTATTCTTCCCGGAGTAATTCCGAGTAACGCGGGAAGACTCCGGCCCGTCTTCAATCTCTTCATCCGAGCGGGCAATTCGATGCGCTCAGCCCGGTCGCCGTCCGCACCTGGTGGTGTTCCATCAGGAGCGCCGCCATGTTCCCGGCGACCACGGCATCGGTGTTCCCGGCGCTGCGGCCCTTCACCGGGCGCACGTTGCCGACGTTGTCGGCGATCAGGCGCACGGCGTTCAACGCTGACCGGAGGACCGGGTCGGGCTCGTAGAACAGCTGCCGCGACTTCAGGAGGTCGCCCCAGAGCTTCCAAGCCGGTGCCATCGTGCGGATCGATTGGTCAATCGGGACAATCGGCCAACCCTTGTCGGCCCACCGCTTGATGTCCTTCGCCTGGCTCGGGTGCGGGTCCACCCCGATCTTTTGGACACTAAATCGGCCCATCAGGTTCTCAATCTCTGCTTCGACCACGGCCATGTCGTGCCATTCGCCCGGCATCCTGCGGAGGAAACCCTGCTCGACCCAAGCGCCGAGCGGGTTCTTGCACCGCCGTTCGTCCCGCGTCAGGTCCGTCCCGGCCCACCATGACACGTTCCGAGCCCGGATCACGCCGCCATCGACCACGGCCAGGCACAGGGTCGTGAGGTCGAGCTGGGCGCCGTAGCCGCCGCGGCTGAGGTCGAGCCCGATGACCGCCGGGGCGCCCTGGAGCCTGGTCCAGTCGGCCGGTTGCATCTGCCGCTCAAGCACCCCAAGGTCGATGTCGGTGGTCGCAAGCTCGTGGTACCGGCACGCGAGCTGGGTCTCGAACTCGGCGATCTGCGCCGGGTCGCCGCTTTCAAGCATCGTCCGTGCCGAGAGCTCAAGCTGCGTCGGGTCGATGATCGTGCCGAGCGCCGGATGCGCCTTCGGCCAGGCGGCAGGGTCAGCCGCCTGATCGTCCTGCTCGAGCCCGTAAAGCATGGGCCACCACCCGGCCGGGTACTGGGTGCCCTCAGCAATGGCCCGCTCAAGGGCGTCCCAGTAGCCCCAAATGGGCCGGGTCTTCTGCTCGGGGTCCGGCGTCGTGATCGCAAGCAGCTGCGACGTGGGGAACTTGGCGAGCCCCGTGAGGAGCCGACCGAACGCCTTCTCCATGCGCGAAACCTCGTCGGCGACCACCATCCGAGTCGTGAGCCCGTCGAGCGCCTTGTCCGTGCAGGGAAGCGAAATGTAGCGATTGTTGCCGTGGCGCACACGGCCGGGGTGCGCCGGGGTCGAGCCGCCGGTCGACTTCCAATCGCCCGTCCCGAGGGTCTCCGACATGACCGACATCCGCTCGAAGGTCTTCTGCGCGAGCCGGGCGTCCGGCGCGACCGACGAGAACTCAAGCCGCGTCGCCGGGTCGGCCATCTGCCCCATCAAAAGCGAAGCCGCGAACTCGGTCTTCCCGTTCCCGCGAGCGACCGAGAGCAGCAGCGCCTTGGTCGCCGGGGTGTCCGACTTGCGGCCGTCGATCACCCGCCGACGGGAAAGAAGCACCATGGCGACCAGGCATTGCCAGGGCATCCACACGAGCGGTTCGCCAGCTCCTGCCTCGGCGCCCTGGCCGCACTTGAGCGCGAACGCCCGAGCCGCCTCGGCTCGCGACTCGTCCCACCACACCGAATGAGCCGCGGGTTGCGCCCGCTCTTCGAGGTAACGACGGCAAGCGTCCCGAATCCGAGCGTTGGCGACCGTGTCGCCCGCGACCACCGACTTCGCGTAGGCGTCCGCCTGGTCGGCGCATAAACACGGCTGTCGTCGGTGCTTGCGCCGCGTCTCGGTTTTCGTGG